ATAAGTAGCTTGCCCGGACGTATAGGTACAGATATTAACGGTTCGTATTCGTGTTGTAGCACTTCAATTTGAGCATGGAGTCTTTGTTGTAAAGGATCTTCAAAGAGTATTGGTGCACCTTGTGTACAATAGTATACGCCACTAAACATACTCATGCTGTGCTTATGTGCATGACTTCTCAGCCCTGCGTTTGCTTCTGCACAGTTACTCCAACTACTAGTAATGCTTAGTTTATCCATATCGTAACGATTATCTTCAACAACTTTTTGTAAGCATTGATCAATCCAGCCAAAGATATCACCGAACAACGGATCATCGTGTACGTCATTGGTAGATGTAATACCGTGTGCTGGATTCCTTCTTGACTTCAACCGTTCAATAAGATCTTCATTGTCTATTTCGTCATTGTAGAATTCGTAAAATTCAACTGGAAATAACGGTAATTTTGTAAAATCAGTATTTGGCATACATATACTTATTTTAACTTTTGCTTTACTAACTAGTATTTGAATAAATACTGTATCGGAGAATGAATTATGAGCCAAAGCCCTATTGTAGATAGAATTAGACTTATACCTAGACCAGAAGATTTTCTAAATAGAAACATTGGTTCTAGTGGTGAGTTATATTATAGTAAAACTGCCAAAACCTTACGTGTTTATGACGGAACTATTCGTAGTGGTTTTGAAGTAGTAACAGAAGATAATATTAGAAGAAATGCAGCCAGTCAAGAAGTTGCAACGGTAAGATATAATGTAACTGTAGACAGAAACGACGAAGACACTGCTAACGTTTATGTATTAAATGGTGACAAGAACCCAGAAATTAATTGGGTAGCTGGATACAGTTACTATTTTGATCAAACAGACGATACAAACTTATACTATCCAAATGAACCAGGGCCTGTTTTTAACACGCATCCTTTAGAGTTTAGTTCAGACGATGCTAACGGTGTTACTGGCGACGGCACAACTTATACAAGTAATGTAATTTACTTGCTAGAAGGAGAACCTGTAACACGTACTCAATACCTAAACGGATTTGCCGCTGCAGAACATAGAGCAGTACAAATAACTATTACATCAGAAACGCCTAGTACTCTTTATTACTATTGTACTCAACATGCAGATATGGGCAATCAAGGAACTAAAACATATCCGGGCGGCGGCTCAAGTACAGTTGCTCCTCCATCAAGTAGTGGTGCATCATTAGAAGTTTCAGATACTGCTCCTACAGAACCTGCTAACGGAGATTTATGGTTTCAATCATCAACAGGTAGATTGTTAGTATACATTGAAGATATTGATGGAGCACAATGGGTGCAACCGTCAAGTGTTACTCCTGATGTTCCAGATGTTGTTGTTGACTATGCAGATATTATTAATAAACCTACATTTTCTGATGTTGCATTTAGTGGCGATTATGCAGATTTAACGAATACTCCTACATTAAATATTCCTGAAACACTTACAGATTTAGGAATTACAGATGGTACTGTAGGACAAGTACTTACAACAGACGGTGCAGGCACATTTACATTTGAAGATACACAGCCAGGAATTGATTTAACTGCATTTAGTGTTACGGTTAATCCTGCTTCAGGCGATGGCGATCTAGCATACAATAATACTACTGGTGTGTTTACATATACTCCGCCTGCTGGATCTGGAGGTTCAAACTTTGACCAAGATCTAAATACAACTAATGCAGTTACATTTACTACAGTAACAGCCGGAGATTTTATTACAGCAGGCACAAGTGCTCCAACAATTGATTCTGCTTCTAGTTTAACAATTACTACAACAGACGGACTTATTGTCGACGGAACAGGTCCTTTTAGACTGCCTAGAATTTCAACAGCAGATAGAAATTTAATAGCTGCAATCGACGGCGATATGATTTATAATACAACTGATAATAGGGTCCAAGTTAGACAAAACGGATCTTGGATTAATTTAGATGACGGATCAGCAGCATAATGGAAAAAGAATATTCGGTAGTAGTGAATCAACGAGAAGATCTCTCTGATATTGAAGCAGAACTTACTGCTAGTTCTGGGGCAGGTCCTATACCTAATCGTAGTGTAGACATTGCCAACCCTCGTCCGGGTTCAAAGATTCAAACACATTTTATGCTTACCGATGACGAAGCAGAAGCACTACGCAGTGACCCTAGAGTACGTGCTGTAGAGATGCCCCCAGAGCAAAGAGATGATGTAGTAATTGGTATACGTGCATATCAAGATGAAAACTTTTATAGAGGTACATTATCATTAGCAACTGAAGTTAACTGGGCGTTGACACGTTGTACAAAACAAATTAATAACTATGGCAATGAACGTGATTGGAACTTTGTAAAAAACAATGCTCCAAACACAGGATTTCATGAATATGGTTTAGACGGCACTGGTGTAGACGTTGTAATACAAGATAGCGGCATACAACCTGACCATCCAGACTTCAACGATTATAATGGTGTTAGTAGAGTACAACAGATTGACTGGTACAATGCAAGTGGATTAGCAGGAACACAGAGTGCTAATCACTACAGAGACTATGACGGACACGGAACTCATTGTGCAGGTATTGCAGCCGGTCTAACTTACGGTTGGGCTAAAGGTGCTAGAATATATTCTCAAAAATTAAACGGACTTGAAGGTTCGGGAGATTCTGGAACAGGTATTCCTATTTCGGATGCGTTTGATACAATTCGTTTATGGCACAACAATAAAGGTGTAGACCCTGCCACAGGTTATAAAAGACCAACTGTAGTTAATATGAGTTGGGGATATCAAGGCGTAACGTCTGGCCCGCCAACAAGTGGAGTCTACAGAGGTACAGCTTGGACGTATGGCGACCCAGGGTTTAGTACAGATACAGAACTTTGGACAAATGCAGGAATTGTTCCTCCATTAGGAACACTAAGATATTTTACAGGACAAGTTGCTACTGTTGATGTTGAAGTAGAAGATATGGTTAACGATGGCATTGTAGTTTGCATTGCCGCAGGCAATAGTTATTACAAGTCAGATATTCCAACTGGCCCAGATTATGACAATTCTGTACTAATATCTGGCGGCACACGATTTTATCATCGTCCTGGTTCACCGCATGCAGATACTGCATTTTATGTAGGCAATTTAGATTCTTCTGTTAATACGGAAACAGTTGGAGGACAAACAGTCTATCATGACAGGCCTGCGGGAAGTAGTGTTAAAGGACCAGCAGTAGATATTTGGGCACCAGGAACAAATATTATGAGTACTGCTAGTAATTTTAATAATACATTCGGTTATAGTCAACAAAATTATCCCGACGATGCAAACTACAGAATTATGAGTATCAGTGGTACTAGTATGGCATCTCCTCAAGTTGTAGGAATCGCAGCACTTCATCTTTCATCTAAACCTTGGATGACACCTGCACAATTAAAAACAGTTCTTGAAGGTGAGTCATTTGATGTAATATCTGATACAGGACTAGATGACGATTATACTAACATTACTACAAGTTTAATGGCTGCTCCTAACAGACATATATTCTGTAGATACGGTAAACAGCCTAGAACATTAGGCGGTGTACAGGACGGTAGTCTAAATGGATTTATATTCTCTTCACAAGGAAACAATTATAATCATTATCATCTTAGCGCAGATCAAACAACCGTTAACGAAGGCGCAACTGTTGTTATTACATTAGACACTATAGGTATTACTGACGGAACAAATGTTCCGTATACTGTTACTGGTGTAGAACAAGCTGATTTATCTGCAGGAAATACAACAGGTCAGTTTACTATTAATTCTAATACTGCAACAACAACATTTACATTTGCACAAGATACTGTTACTGAAGATGAAGAAATTTTTAAATTAACTTTAGATAACCAACGAGCACACGTTGAAGTTACTATTACAGCAAACTCAACATAAGGTAAATATAACAAAGGACAAACATTATGGCAATTAACTTTCCAAGCGATCCAAGTTTAAATGACGAGTTTACAGCAGGTGATACTACGTGGCGTTTTGACGGCACTGCTTGGGTTGTTATTAGTAACATTCAAGATACTGCACTACCGACATTTTTAAATCTAACAGATACTCCAGGAACTTTTACAGCAGACGCTTTAGTTAAAGTTAATGCAGCAGGTGATGCATTAGAATACACTACGCAGTCAATGGGCGAAGAAAACCAAAATGCATTTAGCACAATAGTTGTACAGAATGAAGGATCAGCTATTGCAGATCAAGTTAGCGATGAATTAATTCTTGTTGCAGGTACAAATATAAACATAACTGTAGATGAAGAAAGTGATACATTAACATTTAATGTTCCTGATCCTAGTATCAATGTACAATGGTCAGACATTAGCAATTTACCAACAGGACTAACTGTTGATAGATTGTATGATAGTCCAATGATACGTTTTATTGTAGACAACAATTCAACATCGGCATACAGATTCCCACCACACTATTCAGTTGACAATCCAACATTGTATGTTTTAAATGGAACTACAGTAGCATTTGATTTAAATGGTGTTCCGGGACATCCATTCCTAATACAAGATTCAACAGGCACTAATCTTGATGAAGGATTAGTTCACGTAGACACTGACGGAACTGTTAGTACTGATGCAAATGCCCAAGGAAAGGATAGCGGAACGTTGTATTGGAGGATATCAGTTGATATTGCAAGTCCGCCTAACTATAGATACCAATGCGGCAATCATGCAAATATGGTAGGTCCTATTACTATTAAAGATATCTCTAGCATCTAAGTAGAGACTTTAATTTCCATCTTAGTTTACTACAAATTTCAATATTTTCATGGACTGACTTTGGGTCAACTGGTATTCCTAGAAACCCATTATGTGCATCACTAATAATTTTAACTTGTTCCTCAAGATCTAAAATTAATTTGTCTACTTGTTTTTTTGTCGCAGGTATTTTTATTGATGATGCCTTGGCTTTAAACCTAGACATTTCTTCTTGATATTTCTCAGATTTAATTAAATTAAGCATCGTTATTACCAATATTACCAGCAGGAATTACAATGAACGTATCATCTTTTCTTTCGCCGTTGCTAGTTTGTGTTATGCTTGCTCCAGCAGATAAACTTTCAATGCTTACAGGCATCATTGGCGGAACATGGAAAACATTTCCTTCCTTGCATTCCTGTTCAAATAGCTGTCCTGTCTCTGTGTTAATCCAACGTATTCTAAAAACACCATTGTTAACAAATAAACTTTTTTCAGTTTCTTTATGAAACTGCATAGGAGTTTTTACGCCCGGATTTTCAAATGCTAAAATTTTTGAGCAGTAATCTTTGGTTATTGCCCAAATAATTTCATAACCGTAATCAGTTTGTTTAACATTATCTTTTGCCATTATTGATCCTAATTAATTAAATCTATTACTTCAAATACAGTTTTTAATTTAGTAATATTGCTTTTTTTATTTAATGTGTTTTGAAGTCCACTGTGCAACGGTTTGGGCCACTTAGTAAAACTACACCAAGCATATCCGTCGTGTTCTTTATTTAATATTGGAATAAATTCTTCTTTAACAACACACAAATAAGTATGAAAATGAAAGTGTTCGTCGTTGCTAACAAATGTTTCTAGTGGAATTGTTTTGCGTATATCTATACTGCCAACTTCTTCGTCAATTTCTCGACGAAGCCCTTCCCAAGGTGTTTCAGCACCTTCATTTGTGCCTCCAACAAGGCCCCAAACGTTGTTACGTTTACCGTTGGCTCTATGTAAAAATAAAAATCTTTTGGTGTTTAATGCATAGACTAACGCACCACTACAAACAATCTCTTTCATACTAGTAATTATTCTAGTATGCAATTCTCCAAGTGCCATCTGGATATTCGCCTTCGTAGCTCATAATCCATTCTGACCCTGTCCATTTGTATTGTATACCTGTTTTTAAGTTGGTTGTATAAACTTCATTTGTAGTGTTTGCGGCTATAAGTACTCTGCGCCATTTACTTCCATCCCATTCTACAATGTCGTTTTGTTTAGCAGAAAAGTCTGTTCCGTCAGCATTTTTCCATGCAGCTGGCCCTTCGTTATCAAGATATAGTTCATATTCGACTACACTTCCTGCAGGAATACCTTGAGGAATATTAATAATATATTCGCCGTCTGGGTTACTAGATTCTGGTATAACTTCGACATCGATTTGAGTACCGTCTACGTATACAGTTTCTCCTCTGCCACCTCCTACACTGCTTACATCAGTAAATGTAACACCTGTGCGTATTTGGAAAATTGTGTTAGTAGTTGTAAAAGTATCTCTATGTACGTGTCCTATATTACCTAATAATAAGATACGTGGATTAGTTTCTGCTAAGTTTTGTGGATTTCCTTTAGCTGGATCTATAATAGCGTCAATGGTTGTTCGATTTTCAATATATGTATCATCAGGCAATGTGTCTTCATCAATATTAACTATTAGCTCTGTTTCATCAGTTGTATTAATAGCAACAGTACCTATAATTTCAAATCCGTTTGATCTTTGTAATCTAAGTTCTGTAATACCAGATTCAAACTCAAATGGCATTGATTTCAAATATCCTGTCCAAGTTTCAGCACCTACAATAGCATTCTTTCCAATTAGTTTAGCAATACCATTCATAAACAATAGATCATAATTATTATGGCTAGTTGTAATTAATGTTGTTTCTGTTCCGAGTGCTTCGCGCTTACCTGGTAAAGTTTTTGGATTTTCGTCACCGACTACTTCTGCTTCTTTTACTAAACTCTGTGCGTAAGCAGTATCGTTTATATTAATTTCTAATCCGTCATCTGCAAACATAGCAGTAATAATATTTGTAATAACTCCTAGCTTTTTAACTTTAACAGGTGGACTAATATAGATAGGCATTTCAAAAGTAAGTTGTGCAATATCTATTTCTGACTCAGTTCCTGTAGGTATTGATCGTGAGCTAAAATTAATATTAGTTAGGTTAATAACACTCAAACTAGTCCAATCAATGTAGTTGTCTGTACTTTGTATTTCTAGACTTGGATTGAATAACATTAGTATTTGTTCTAATATTTGAAGTTTTTGATCAGTGTTAGTTGACCAAACATCTACATTAACTGTAAGGGTGTACGGTGTTGGCATTATACGTTCAATTGTATAATTTTTGCCTTCTCTTTTTAAATATTCATCTCCGTTAGCATCATATGCACGTTCTCTAATATTTAATTTATTAACGTAGCTGCTATCAGCTAGACGTGCAGTATCCATTTCAAGACCTGTAATATATACTGACATTCTCGGAGCACTTGGTATTTTGTTCTCTGAATTATCACGTATAATAGCACCAACTTGTCTTGTTAAATCTCCGTACATAACAGGAATTTTAACAAGATTGCCCTTGGCATCCTTATAACCAAACTCTCCCATCATACGAATTATTTGTGTAATGTAACGTCTAATTTGTTGATCGTAAAAATGCTGCATTAGTTATCCGCCTTAGGTTTAAGTGCTTTTGACAGGCTTTGTTTCTCGTTAAATGTTTCACCTGCAACAGTAGTAGTTGCGTCATCATTATTAATAAACGTACCTTTTTGGTTATTTGCTGTATCAGCACCATAAAGATCAGCACGTTTAACGTCTTGCACTTTATTCCATCTATTTGCTTTAAATTTAAAAAGTCTATTAGGCAAAAAGTCTGTTCTCATAAAATAATCACCATCTTGTGGATTTGGCGGAAATGCAATTCCGTGTCCAAACGGTTCTCCGTTAGGTGCAATGTCACCACCAATTATATATCCTTTATAACCTGGACGATCAGGCTTTGCCATTTCCTTCAGTCCGTCTGGACCTTCTGTTTCAGTAAGTTCAGTTTCGCCACTATCGGTAGTTTGTAAAGAGTAAAAATGACTAATATCATAACCGCTTTGTTGTACTTCTTCTGTTGCTTCGTCTTTAACTGCTTGGGTAATTTGCATTTCTTTTTCATAAGTTGAAAGCAAATCACGAAGTGTATCGTTACTTCCTTCTTCCGCAGGCAAATCAAGTATGTCTTTAAATTCTTGTCCGTCGTATATTTGTTTTAACTTTAACCTATACAAGTGTGGATACCAAGTTTGCGAAAATCCTTCCGCTGCACGATTAACGTCTTCAACAACATAAAATCTTTTCAGTGCTATACTAGCATCATTTTCTGCATATTCATCTATCAAGTGAGGCAGTTCTAGTACATCACCTGGCATTATTTTTCTACCTAGTGTTTTAACACTACTACGAATGTGTACAGTTAAAAACAATGTATCATTTGATAAGAACAAGCCAAATTGACTTAGATCAAAGTCAATGTCTTGCACATTGTAAATACCTCTAATTCTGTAGATATCAGGATCGTATTTTCTGTCACGGTTTTCTAAAAACACCATGTCTTGTATTTGCGTATGATCTTTTACTGTTTCACCGTCATCTGTGCCTATATACTTGTAAATATGTAGATCAGTGCCGCCAACAGTAAACATTTCCTGGATTTGTTTATCTAGGAATTCATAATCTTTTCCGCGCTCTGGTTTGTATAAAGATAATCTTGGCATACACATATTTATCGTAACGATAAATACTATGACGGAGAACTTTCATATGGCATCATTACAAACAAAAAAACAAGAAGTATTTGATTATGTTTACGCTATGTTAGGCGGTGGCATGGTCGATGTTGAACTCGATCCAGTGCATTATGAAACAGCATTGACGAAGGCACTTACACGACTTAGACAGCGTTCAGACAATTCTGTTGAAGAATCATACTTCTTTATGCCAACTGTTGTAGATCAGAATGATTATACATTGCCTAATGAAATTGTAGAAGTTAGAAAAATCTTTCGTAGAAGCGTAGGTTCGAGAACTGGCGGAGGAGATGGCGGAACATTGTTTGAACCATTCAATCTTGCATACACAAACACATATCTATTGAGTTCAACTAACATGGGCGGACTTGCAACATATGATATGTTTAGTCAATACCAAGAACTTGTAGGACGTATGTTTGGATCATTTATAGAATTCAAATGGAATACTACAACCAAAAAGTTAACACTACTACAACGTCCAAGAGCAGAAGAAGACCTACTGCTATACTGTTACAACTATCGTCCAGACGAGCAATTACTAGACGACTATCTTACAAAGCAATGGATCAAAGATTATACACTTGCTAGTTGTAAGTTTATGCTAGGCGAAGCAAGAAGCAAGTTTGCTACTATTTCAGGTCCGCAAGGTGGATCAACTCTAAACGGTGATGCCCTAAAAGCAGAAGCACAAGCCGAAATGGAAAAACTTGAGCAAGAAGTTAGTCAAGCAGTTGCTGGCGGCACAGGCTACGGCTTCACTATTGGCTAATGTTAACGCTATAATCTAAGTCTATTGTAAATACAGTATGACATATTTTGAACGCAAAGAAGCAAATCGTTTTTACTGGATGGTCAAAGGTCAACTTATCCCCGACAGCTGGAGTGATAAAGATATCATGTCTACTTACGAATCATATTTCCGTAGACTATGGGGTAATCACGAAAGAGCTCAATATGCTGAGTTAGGGTTTGAAGCAGCCTGGGCCCAACGCCAAGCAAAAAAACGGTTGACAATAACATAATAATCTTTTATAATATATAGATATTATACGGAGATTAATTAATGCTACCTAAACTTTTGGTTGTTGGTCACGGCCGTCACGGCAAAGATACTGTATGCGAGATGTTAGAAGCATACGGATACACATTTCAATCTAGTTCTAAATTTTGTAGTGAATTGTTTATATTTAACGACCTAAAAGACAAGTACGGTTATGCTAACGAAGAAGAATGTTACGCAGATCGACATAATCATCGTGAAGAATGGTATAACATGATACACGATTATTGTAAAGATGATCTAGCACGTCTTGGACGTAATCTATTTGCAAAAAACAAGATTTATTGCGGACTACGAAATAAGCGTGAATTCTTTGCAATGCAAAACGAAGAAATTTTTGATTATGCAATTTGGGTAGATCGTTGTGATCATTTACCTACAGAAGACCCTGGCTCAATGACTATTGAACAATGGATGTGTGATTACACTATTGACAATAACGGCGATTTAAAAAGACTAAGACGCAATGTTGATACACTCATACGTACTATCTTTAGAAATCAGGGATTAGGTCACCTTGCTTCCAGCGCACCCCGTCTTTCTGCATAATTCTTTGACAGTTAGCACATATTGTTTTTAAGTTACTAGGACGACAGTTTTCTAAATTGCCGTCAACATGAAACACATTAAATTGTTCAGGGTACTTTGATTTGAATCCACACTTTTCACAAGTAGATCCTTTTTTATATCCTGCTCGTTTCCATTTAGGAATGCCGTGACCGATTCCATTGCGTAAACAAGTTTCACAGAGCTTACGATAGTAAGTTCTGTTTCCTTTTTTATAATTAATAGCAGCAGGTCTTTGTCCGCATTTGCATAAAGGTCTCATACTGTATTTAGCTCACCTTTTTGGTCCCTTTTTCTATGGCATAACTGCTATATTTTCTGATCCAAGTGCTAAATACAAGTAATAAATTGACCCAATCCATAGGAGAAATATAATGGCATTAACATCACCAGGTGTACAGGTTAGCGTAGTAAATGAGAGTTTTTATACTCCAGCTGAACCAGGTACAGTTCCAGTAATTTTCTGTGCATCGGCACAGGATAAAACAAATGCTTCGGGTACAGGTACAGCGCAAGG